AAAGGAGGTTTTGACTCCTCATATGAACACTCATAATATTTAGCTAAATGTTTGTGAACTGATTCTTCACCAAAATCGTAATTAACCAAGTCAGCGATTAACCTCAAGTGATATGCATCAAAGTCAAATTCAACTAAATAATCATTTTCAGCTACAAATGCTTTTCTTTTCTCAGGTGGAAGAGCTGCAAAGTTAACCGTACCAAATGAATTACTTGGACGACCTGTTGTTGTCCATAGATTATATTGTGAATACAATTTACCATTCGATATATGTTTCTTTACTCTCACATCAAATATATCACATATATCATCAGATACCTTAATACCATTTTGTTCAATGGATGTAAATGCCTTAACAACATCATTCATATATTCATCATTTGAATCAAAGATTAAGTTGTCCATTGATTTCACAATGTCATTACAATACTCATTGTGTTTCGATAATGGTATGATTTCGTTAAGTTTTTTTACATTGTAATACTTATTACTCAAGAAATCTATTGCATTATTCGTTATATGTTTTTCAAATGGTTTTGCTGTCTCTTCCCAATAAGAATGATTAATATCAACAACATTATCAAATTGATAAAAATGATTTAATTTTTTTTTATCTGGTGTTATAATTATGTGTTCATTCAACCATTTGAAATCTTCCAATACTTTATCCGAATCAGGATGTTTTTGTATTATGAAGAATGATTTATCGTCTTTAGGCTTAACCCATAGGGCTGATAATCCATTAGCTTTATGTAATGGATGTAAGAATGGTTCTTTAAATATAGGTATAACACAATAATACATACTACAATATATAACATCTTTAGGAAAAAAACAAGCTTTTTTTTAATCTCCCCAAAATAAATTGTTAAAGAAATTACTAATGACATTTGATGTTTCTTCTATAAACTCTTCAACTTCTTCGATAAGTCCTTTTCCATTAGTTCCATAATATTGTTGAAAAAATTTATAAGTGTTATCATAATATGGTTGTACTTTACCATCACCATCTTCTTTATGTAGAATACCAATTTTATCTCCAGCGACCATCATTGTGTATCGATGATTGGGAATTAATTGAAAATCAGGTGGCCAAACCTTATCATTTGAGATTTCAATGTAATATGAGTGACCAAGACCATCACCATCGGCACTGTACCATTCACCTGTATCTATTGATTTTAAAGCAGTGTTTCTTGGTCCTTTTCCTTGAAAATCAGCAAAAAAGTTACCCCTTGAGTTTTTAATATAACCACTTTCACTTTCTAATTCACCCTCTAATTCTTTAGACATTTTAAAATGTAAAGCGTAATCAATTTTCCAATCTAAACCATAATCAACTCTAATATCAGTCATATATGGAGCTAAATCTGCAAGTTTTAAATCATTACCATAACTCCAAAATCCACTATCAGATTCAATCTCATCTTCACAAGGTAAGCTAGATACAACTGTTGGTGACAATCTAATTTTGTTTTTTACATTATCAGGAGTTATTTGATTTGTTTTTTCAGGTTTTATTCTAAAAACAGTATCAATCGATGTGTACCAACCACCTGGTCCAATCTCGTGACTTACTTTGACTATTTGTAAATAAGTTGATTTCTGATACCTATTTGGTAGATAGTCTACTTTAAATGTATCACCAACCTGCAATGAAGCAATACCAAAAATTGTTAAATTTAAATTATAAGGTAATAAGTTAGGTATTTTTTCCTCAACTTCACCACTTATTTTATAGTTATAATATTCTTTAAAACTTTTAGCTATTTTATAACCCATAGCTTCAAGAGTTTCGTTACTTGTTTTCATTATATCCTCAGCTGATGGTTCTGAAGGTTCAACATCATCACCTGTATCTACCGTATTATTTGTTAGACTATTACGACTAAATCCGTCAAAATTTTCAATCAAGTTTGGTACATCTGTTGTTGATATTTTATAAACATTATTATCAAATAAATTATCAACTTGTCTAAAAACATTAAAAGTTTCACTATCAACTTTAGGTTCATTTAACATTTGTTGAGCTCTATGATTACCCATATCAGGTTCATATATTATTTTTAAAGCGTCTTCATCGAGAATCCCAGTAGCTAATGCCTTTTTAACTGCAGGATTTGTTGTAAAAACAGTATCACCCACACCCATTCCTTGTATAGCATACATATTACCAATATTACCTGATGGTATTTTGAAATCTAAATTATAGTCCTTGACCATTGAATTTGGAGATTGAATATTAAATATAAAATTTTGATTTTCGTTTAAATTTATATTTTCAAGTTCAGTATGAATTGTATAATTAACATCTATTATTTCTATTTCAGAATCATTTGCTCCTGATTTCATCTTCCAATCAAATAAACCGTTACTTTCTTTATTTAATTCATCTAATATTTCTGTTAAAGCTTTTTTTACATCGGAATTGGATTCAAAAGCCTTTATAATCATATCTACATTAACAAAAACTTCTCTAATTGGTATTCTTTCAAGACCATCTTTTTGGTCATTTACATATGAAAATTCTTCATTTTGATAAGTTTTAGTTACTTCATCATTTTCATTTTTAAATGAAGGTAATTTGTTAATTTGATATGAATAAGAACCAGGAGTGTCATCATCAAATTTACCCCACCACTCTGGAAATAAAAAAGTTGGTGTGTCTTCAGGTACTGTCATTAAAACATGTTGTTTTTCTTTATTTGATTTTGACCACCGTGTAAACTGATTCGATGAATCTATTCTAACTTGTAAGTTTTTACCTAAAACTATATCTTTATTATTTTTACCAAAACCAAATTGTGAATTAATTATTAAATCTTCAAATAAACCCCAAGCGATATAAGTGTTATCTGCATTTAAATTTTCAACAAAAACACCTGTTCTTATTGAATTTCCATCTGGACCACTTCTACCTGATAATTCTTTTTTAGCTAAAATTAAAAGGTTTCTATTATATGTTTCAATATCAGTCGATGACGCATCAGCGTTTGGTGTTTCTTGTAATTGTCTCAAATCTTGGTCATAATCAGTTTCATCACCAGAAGAAACAATTGCTCTTAAACCTAAATACAAAATACCTCTCGTTAATATTGATTTTATATTCATTATCATATCATCGTCTGTTGCAAAACTAAGTAAAGCATCATTTTTTGAAGTTAAAGTTACTGAACATTGCACAGTACCATCTTGTTGTACTGTAGCACCATAATCAGTTACTATTCCTTGTAAAACCTCAACATCACCTAAGTTTTTTGTTACAAATCCAATACTATTAGATATATCGTCTGATGGGTCTCCATATAAAAAGCCCTCGACACCATCACTTTTTTGTTCAGCGTGTTCAATTAAATCTTGAGGTCTATATAAATTATCTATATCTGCAAATCCAAAATCTATAAATAGTTGTGCACCTGGTGCTAAAAAATATTTTGAAAAAATGTTATCGAAATCATAAAAATTATGAACTGTAAAACTTACGGTGGTTTTTTTTATTAAACCTAATGAACCCTCTGTTTCAGATGAAATGGATGTAATACCTGATTGTGGTTTCATATATGGATTTTTTTGAGATTCATTTGGAAAATCTGTATCTACATAGGTTTGTCCTTCAAAAACAGACTCATTTGGTTGAGATTCTCCATAATTTTTTAAATAATTGTGATTACCAATTTCATATATTTTACGATTAAAATTTAATTGGTCTCTTGTATTTTTACCATATCTAATTATATATTTTTCAACCTTACCATTACTATCTTTAATTTCTTGAACTAGTGTTTTATCAACTGTTACACCAAATTTATTAGCTACTTTTTTTCTAAATTTATATAAAGGTACGGGAGCATCTGGATTTTCTAAATCTGAAACTAATATTTCTTCTCCTATTTCACCAACATCTGCAGGTGAAATTAATTTTACAGATGTCCACATTCTTACAAATGGTAATCTGTTGGCATAGTCATAATTAGAAACTGCTATTTTTTTACCTTGTAGAGATTCACCTGGAAGTAAATTATCTGACCAATCTACACCTTGTCTAGCTTCTAATTTGGCTCTAACTAAACCATCTATTGGTGTTCCAAAAACTCTCTTATTCACTCCTGACATTATTATAACCCTTCAGCGTCTTCTGTGCTTGCTGGTATTCTGATTGATGTTCCTGCTGGTATGTTGTTTGTAGTTAAATTATTAACTCTAGCTATAAACCACCACAATTGTGGGTCTCCATAAAACCTTTGAGCTAAATTATCACATCTATCACCTTCGGTGGTAATAAAGTAACTATCTGTGTTTTTCTCGTTTACTTTTTTATAAACAGTAGTGGCATAATAATTTTTTTTATTTCTTTTATCTTTTTTTGTATATCTATATCTTGACATAATTAGTCTCCAATATATCCATAAAATTGTGTTTCAAGATTTGGAACAGATGAATGAATTACCTGATAACCAATTGTAGCTACCATTTGCATTGGAACTCTTTTACCTGCCTCTACCTCATATGGTGAGGATTGTTCTACATTATAAGACAATGATTTTATATATCCCATTAATTCACTTTTTTGTTTTCCGTATAATTCACCTATCCTTAATTTAGTTAATGGTGGTTTCATTCTATTTCCATAGCTTCTCATTATCGGTTGGTCATCTTCACCCGTTTCACCTATCGTAAAAGTATCTTTATAATATTCAGGATAACATAATGATGTTAATTTATTCATTTTTTTATACATCATTGATAATTCATCTTTTGTTTGAGCAAATAATTTTAATGTAAAACTAATGTCTCTCTCTGTTTGACTATAAGTATAAACAGGTTCACTTCTTCCAATATATTGTGTTGAATTATAACTTGGTGAAATGTTTTCTGTCAATCCTTCAATATATGCTCTAAAAAATACAAACGCACCATCTCTCATATCTTTGAAATAAAATGGCATTCCGTTTTCAACACCTTCAATATAATTTTGACCTGTGGCGTGGTCATGAGCCTCTTCAATTGTTTCTTTATATTGTGTTCTACCTAATCTTTCAGATAAGTCATCATCAGTTGCACCAAAAGTTAATAATGTGTGTATATCACCTGATGTTGAATCATCTTTATAGTTAAAAGTATCATTTAATCTTTTTAAATCTTGTTCAGGATAAGCACCTACATCACCCACATCACCACCAGTTATTAAATTAACTATGGATTTAAGACTAAAGTCTGGTTGTGTTCTGTCAAGTAAACCAACAGGACCACCACCAGCTCTACCAAATGTCGATATTAAAGTTGATAATGGTTTATATTCACTTTTATATTTTTGATTTTGTCTTGATAAAATTTCTTGTTTTCCAATAAATAATAAACCAGCTGGTGAAGTTAGAAATTTAGCTATCCTTACAGTATCAGTTATACTTCTTTCAAGTGGGATTCCTCTTCCTAAAAAGTTTGAATTAATTGTTCTTCCACTAAATAAATCTGATTGTGTTTCAGGTATTGTACTAACTATATAAGGTTCTTTTCCTGTATCTTTTAAAAATTCTGTAACATTTCCACCCAATCCTAAACTACCAATTAGTTTACCAATATTACTAATTACTGAAGTTCTAAAAGAACCACCAAACCCAAATCTACCATCATCTGGATTTCTTATATTTAATTTGTCTCTATTAACATTTGGATAATTTATTGGTGCTAAACCTTTATGAGATGGATTATCCTTTGGTGAATGGTTTGGATTATATAATGATTCCCAACTCATATCATCAATTGGTGACTTACCTAAAAATTCTCTCAATGTGGGTGTTAAGAATTGTGATTGAGTAAATTTTGTTCCATCAACATTAGTTATCACATTTGATGAAAACTCCTCAATACTATTTTTTAAGTCTTCTCTAAATACACTTCTTAAATTCTCTAAACCCATAAAAATCTCCTAAGCCATTCCTTCAACGGAATCACCAACTGAAGTACCCATAGCTCTAGCTAATGCAGGTTTTGGACCTGATAAAGCATTTTCCAATACTGCAGCAACCCTTTCAAGTTTTGAATTTGTTTCGTTTTGTTTACTTTCTAATCTTGAGGTATCAGTTTTCCCCCCAGCTGAACCAGCTATGTTTGGTGCCATTAATACTTCATCTCTGATACTACCCTCGTATCTTTGTCCTTGAGGTGTGGTTACAATTGGGCCTCCCCCTGTTCCCATATGCATATCACCAACCTTTTCTGCTCCAGTCACTGCTGAATATACCTTACTGATTGCACCTGCAGCTATTGCAAAAGCTAATGGAGGACCAACAATTGGTATACTAAATAACCAAGATAGTCCAGACCAAATTCCAGCTATCGCACTAAATAAAAATTTCTTACCCAAAAGAGTCGCCGCTACAGCAAGACTACCTATTGGACCTAATGCACTTGTTATTCCCCCAACAAAGAAAGAAATTATACTAGCAGCTTCTGTAAATACGCCTACAACAAAATTTAAAGGTGGACCTAATACTTCCGCTAATGTAATTCCAAGTGATGTTAATTGACCTACCAATAAAGCTGTTTGATTTATAGCGTCTTCAGGAATAACATTAACATTTTGTTTAGATAGAGCACTTGAAAGTGTTAAAGCTTCTTTTTCTTTATTTACAATTTTCTGTAATTGACTAACCTCAATACCAGCTGCGTCCGCTAAAGCTTTTCTTTGTAGAGCATTTAATTTATTAAATTCTTCAGCACTTCCTAATTGTTCTACCACTGCAGCTGTTGCACCCTCTATATCATTTGATAAGGCCAACTCTCTGGCCTTTTGAAAGTTTAATCTTCTACCAATCATTACTGAAGCTTCTTGTTCTGCAACTAAAGATGATTGAAAGTCTAATAATCCACTTGTAATTTTTTCTATATCACTTAATTCTAATCCTAATTTTTTTGCTTGAACTGCAGCTCTTAATATATTCTCACCACCATCATCTGCAAATTGTGCAAAGAACTCTGTATTTTGTGCTACATCAGCTAACACTTTATCAGGTGCGACATTGTTTGCTGCAGCTAATTCAGTTGTAGATATTAATAAGTTTTCTGCTTGTTGTGCCGTTAAGTTTTGAGTTTCTTTAAATATTCCAAGTAGTTTTCCACTATCTTGTAAACTTGTTCCAGTGGCAGTTGCGACATCTCTAGCGTTAACAGCCAATTTAGAAGATTCTGAAATACTTAATCCGAAGTTATTAGCTATTTCTGATGTTGATTGTTGAGCGTCTGCTGCACTTAATCCGAATTTTGCAAATTCCGCATTCGCTGCAGCTAAATCACCTCTAAATTCCGTTACACCAATCGCACCAAATTGGTCAGCTATGGATTGTTGTGTTTCATTAAATTGAACCAATGCAGCTACAGCAGCTAATAAACCAACAACAACTAAACCTGCAATACCACCACCCACTGCTTGAAATGCACCATAAGCGTCTTTAGCCTTTGCAGCTAATCCACCAGTTAAACTGTCAGCTGCTGAAAGAGCTTCATTAGTCATTTCTTGAGTTTGCAGTCTTTCAAGTTCTGTACCATACAAATCAGCTATATCGTCTTTACCCTCTGCTAAAAACTTTGCTCTTTTTTTGATTATGGTATTTATGTCTTGATTACCTTCTCTTAAATCAGCAACAGCCTTTACTATTTCTTGAAAATCTTTACCACCTATATCAGTACCAGCAATTTTTCTTTTTTCAGTCAATATAGCTGCAAAATTCTCATTTTGTTTAACTAATGATTTATTATATTCAGTAGACCCATCATTCATTGATTTTATCATATTATTAATATCATTAATAACACTACGTTGGTCTTCTAATTGCTGTTGATTAAAAGTATAGTTGGTGTTACCTTTTGTAAAATCTAATCCTTTGTCTTTTCCATTAGCCATTTATTCTCTCTATAAAAAATCACTTAGTTTAAATTTTCTGTGTGGTAGTTTGAAGTTTTTATTACCTGTTTGTTGTTGAACTTTTTTCTCTAAATTTTTCCAACCTTTGTTGTAGTCTTTTAGAGCTTTCATCACATTACGGTCTTTTTTTAATATTTTTTCTTCTTTGGAAGATAATCCCAATAATTTACTTAATTTACTAAAAAACCCCTCAGCAATGATATTTTTGTTGTTCATATATGATTTTTTTTCTGACACAATACTCTCCTAATTTAGATGTATCTATTCATATATAAATATCAAAATTGTTAAAAATTATCTTTTAAATCTTGGATTGATTGCGGGACGTGATACTGAATTATTTTTTTGGTTAGCTTTTTTCATCTCTTCGTTTTCTTTTTTACGAGTTTCAGTTAATTGTTTATAGTAAAAATTTCTCAAATATATGGGCATATCATACACATCTGAATGAGTGAATCCTTGCCCATAATACATTAATTGGAATATTTGTTCGTGAAGTTTAGGTTTATCCTTCGGTGTCAGGCCAAAAAAACCCAACCGTCATCGGTATCATTACCTTGACGGACTCCCCTCCTATTTCTATTTCTTGTGATAAGTCAATATCAGGTGCTACATCTCTGATTTGTTTTCTTAAAAATATTGAATCTCTTGATAACATATTTTGAGATATTTCATTAATTACTCCC